TTTAAAAATAATGTTTATATTGATGGCGATCTTTATATCAGTGATGATTTAGTATTTGATGAATTTACTGCTCGTAATGCAAATATTACCGGAATTCTTACGGTAGGGCAATCAATTTATTATCCGATAGGGCAACCTTATGGTGTTGCATATTTTGATTCAAATGACCAGTTAGTTTCTACCGGAACAACTGCATCAGCAATATCAGAAACTAACTATATACTTACAACCGATAATTCAGGAATACCAACCTGGTCTGGAGTTATAGATGGAGGAACCTATTAGTGGCTAAACCAACCAGCAGACAAGGACTCATAGATTACTGCCTAAGGCGCTTAGGTGCTCCTGTATTGGAGATTAACCTTGCGGATGACCAAATAGACGATTTAGTAGATGATGCCCTACAGTACTTCCAGGAGAGGCACTTTGATGGTGTGGAAAGAATGTACTTAAAATATCAATTAACACAAGCAGATATTGATAGGGGTTCTGCTACAACAGGTGGTGTTGGAATAGTTACAACTACTGGAACATCAACAAATGTAAGTGGGTTGGGAACTATAAACTCTAATTTTTACGAAACATCAAATTTTATTCAAGTACCAGATTCTGTAATTGGAATAGAAAAAGTATTTAAGTTTGACACTAGTTCTATTTCTGGTGGAATGTTCAGTATCAAATATCAGTTATTTTTAAACGATTTATATTACTTTAACTCCGTTGATTTATTACAATATTCTATGGTTAAATCTTATCTTGAAGATATTGATTTTCTACTAACTACTGATAAGCAAATTAGATTTAATAAAAGACAAAATAGAATGTATTTAGATATTGATTGGCGAGCACAGCAAGTAGGTAATTTCTTGGTAATTGATTGCTATAGAATTTTAGATCCAAATACTTTTACTAATGTTTATAATGATAGTTTCTTAAAAAAATACTTAACTGCCACTATGAAAAGACAGTGGGGTCAAAATTTAATTAAATTTAGAGGAGTCAAGTTGCCTGGAGGAATTGAATTGAATGGTAGAGAATTATATGAAGATGCAGAAAAAGAATTGGCGGATATAAAACAAAGAATGGCTCTTGATTATGAATTACCACCCTACGATTTTATTGGATAATAATGGCACTAAATCCTTTCTTTCTTCAAGGTTCACCAAATGAACAAAGACTTGTCCAAGAGTTAATCAACGAACAGTTGAGGATTTATGGTGTAGAAGTAATTTATATCCCTAGAAAATTTGTAAGAAGAGAAACTATTTTAAGAGAAATTTCATCATCGAAGTTTGATGATAATTTTGCATTAGAAGCATATGTAAATAATTATGAGGGATATAGTGGGCAGGGGGACATTCTTACTAAATTTGGAATGAGTTTAAAGGATGATTTAAGTTTAATTATTTCCAAAGAAAGATTTGAGGATTTTATTTCTCCTTTTTTAGAAACAGAAGGTGATGAAGAAATTGTTTTAGCATCCAGACCCAGAGAAGGAGATTTAGTATATTTTCCTCTAGGAGAAAGATTATTTGAGGTTAAATTTGTAGAGCACGAACAACCATTTTATCAGTTGGGTAAATTATATGTTTATGAGTTAAGATGTGAATTATTTGAGTATGAGGATGAAGTTATTGACACATCTATTGATGAAATTGATACTCAAGTTCAAGAAGAGGGATATATAACAACGTTGAATTTAATTGGACTTGGAAGAACCGCAACAGCATTAACAACAATTGGAACTGGTTACATTAGAGAAATAACCTTGAATAATGATGGATATGGTTATACTTCTATCCCAACCATAGGTATATCTTCCGCACCTGTCGGAGGAACAAATGCATCAGCAAAAGTAATTACAGAATTGAAATCTGGATTTTATGCTATAAAACAAATAGTATTAACAAATGCTGGTGCTGGATATACTATTGCTCCAAATATTTCAATTTTTGGCAATGGAACTGGAGCGGCATCTACTTGCGGAATTGAAACTTCGCAAAATGGTGTTATTTCTATAACTCTTACTGATAATGGTGTTGGATATTCAACTGCACCTGTCGTAACTATTGTTGGGAATGTTGGTTCTGGAGTAACAGCAACTGCAATATCATCAGTAGTTGGAACTGCTCAGTCCGTATCTTCTATAAGTATTACAAATCCTGGAGTAGGATACACTATTGCCCCTCAAGTTGTTATTAATGGACCACCAATTTTAACTGGAATTGGAACTTACTTGTTTAATGAGATTGTAACAGGATCTAGGTCAGGAACAACTGCAAGAGTCAAATCTTGGGATTTTGATACTAAAATTCTTAAGGTTTCTTTTGTGAATAATGTAGCATCTAAGGGATTTTTCCCTGGTGAAACAATTACAGGATCAATTTCTAATGCTCAATATTCGGTAAATACTTATAGTAATTGGAATCCTTATGATAAGTACGGAGATAATTTGCAGATTCAGACCGAAGCAGAATCTATTTTAGATTTTTCTGAATCTAATCCATTTGGTTCTTATTGATACTATAAATATATAATACGGTAATGATTGAATAAACGGGTATAGAAAAACGTTAGGAACCTATTTTTACCATCAAATTATTAGAAAGACTGTTACTGCATTTGGAACTCTTTTTAATGACATTTATATAGAGCATAAAAATTCATCTGATGTAGGAATCAGTCAGATGAAGGTTCCTCTTGGTTATGGACCTATGCAAAAGTTTCTCGCCAGAATTGAGCAACAATCTGAATTGAATAAACCAATTCAAATTACTCTTCCCAGAATATCATTTGAGATGACTTCAATTCAGTATGACTCTACAAGAAAAGCAAATGTAACTCAAACATTTAAAACTTGCGGTAATGGCAATACGGTAAAAAAAGTTTATATGCCTGTTCCATATAATATTGGATTTCAATTAAATATTATGACAAAGTTGCAAGACGATGCCTTACAGATAGTAGAGCAGATTCTTCCAAACTTTCAACCTTCATTTAATTTAACTGTGGATTTAGTTGATTCTATTGGTGAAAAAAGAGATATTCCTGTAGTCTTAGATAATGTATCATTCACAGATGATTATGAGGGAGATTATTCAACCAGAAGAACCTTAATATATACTTTAAATTTTACCGCCAAAACTTATCTGTTCGGACCAATTTCTGACAGTACGGATGGTCTTATTAGAAAAGTACAGGTCGATATGTATACGAGTACTGATATTGCAACTGCCAAGAGAGAAATGAGATATACTCTTGTTCCGGACCCAATTGATGCAGGACCAGATGATGATTTTGGATTTAATGAAACTTGGGAAACATATGGTGATGCTAAGACTTACAGTCCAACTCAACAGAAGGATATTTGATATATTATGAAAAATAATTATGAGGATTTGGATAAAGCACTGAATATTGAAAGTAGTATTGTTGAGGTAGAAAAGTCTATCACACCAATTGATATTGTTCCAGCACAGAATAATGACATAAAAAAGGATTATGAGTATACTAGAGCAAATTTATATTCATTAATTGAAAAAGGTCAAGAGGCAATTAATGGAATTATGGAACTTGCTGGTGAGGGTGGTAGTCCAAGAGCATATGAAGTGGCGGGGCAACTGATTAAGAGTGTTGCTGATACGACTGATAAACTCATAGACCTACAGAAAAAACTGAAAGATGTTGAGGAAGATAATACTAAAGTTTCAAATAATGTAACCAATAATGCCGTGTTTGTTGGGTCTACTTCAGAATTGTCAAAATTACTGAAGCAAGGTTTTCTAAATAATAAAGAGTAATAGATTTTTTACAGATGAATGAGCAATTAAAACCATATAAAACAGTGGAGGAGATTGCTAAGAAGCATCGTATGGAGATCTCTGATATTCAAAGGCAACTTGATATGGGTGTTCCAATTGAACACGAACATACTAAAAATCATAAATTAGCGATGGAGATTGCTCTTCAGCATTTAGATGAAATCCCAGATTATTACACTCGTTTGAAGAAACTGGAAGCAGATGCTAAAAAGCATCATAAAAAATTTAAAGATGTAAAAGAAGCACTTGATGGCAAGTCTGCGAAAAATCCTGACTATTCATTAAAGGATTGGTTTAATGACGAATGGGTACAAACTGGTGGCAAGTACGATGGAAAACCTTGTGCAAAACAACCGGGACAGAAAACAAAACCTTATTGTAGAGACCCTGATGATCGTGCAGCGATGAGTAAAGAAGAAAGAAATAAGAGAGCTGCTAAAAAACGTAAAGAAGATCCAAATCCAAATAGATCAGGTGAAGCAAAAATGGTAACTCAAGAATCTGCTGGCAAAAAAGATGCTTGTTATAAAAAAGTAAAATCAAGATATGATGTTTGGCCAAGTGCATATGCATCTGGAGCACTTGTCAAGTGTCGTAAAGTTGGTGCTGCCAATTGGGGAACTAAAACGGAGGAAACTCAAATGATTAGATATTGTCCCAAGTGTAAAAAGGATGAGACTCAATCCGAGTGTAAATATGGTCCTAAGTTTTGGGGAATGTACTCAACTCCATCTATGCTGACCACAAATCAATTAAAGTATGATATTGCTCAGGTTCATCCAGCAAATGAGTCTAAGGAACCAGACCACGAATATTCTATGGCAAGGTCCGAACTCTCTACAATTATTTCTGCTGCCAAAAGACTCCGTGGTAAATTGAATGGTGAGGGTAATATTGAGGCGTGGGTTCAATCAAAAATTACAAAGGCAGCAGATTATATTGATGCCGCTGCTGACTACCTAGATAGTGGAGAACACGAAGTTAAAGAGGCGTGTTGGAAAGGTTATAAGCAAGTTGGGATGAAGAAGAAAGGTAAAAAAATAGTTCCAAACTGTGTTGAAGAATCAGTTTCAATTGAAGATGCGAATGGAAATCCTTATGTGGAGTTTATTGATATTATGAAACCAGAACCACTAAAGGCAACAAAAGGTATTGGAAGTAGAATTCTTGGAGAAGGAAAAACTTTTGGAAACTTTATGCTTGAGGCATCTGCTGCCTGGCAAAGAAAAGAAGGTAAAAATCCTGAGGGTGGGTTAAATGCTGCAGGAGTTGCATCTTATAGAAGAGAAAATCCGGGGTCAAAATTGCAAACTGCCGTTACTACTAAACCATCAAAATTAAAACCCGGTTCAAAGGATGCAAAACGCAGAAAATCATTCTGTGCTCGTATGAGTGGAATGCCTGGACCTACGAAAGATGAAAAAGGTCGTCCAACAAGAAAGACATTATCCTTAAGAAAGTGGAACTGTAACTAAAATGAAATCTTTCAAACAGTTTATTTCAGAAAGCGTCAATATTGCTGGAGATTTTAACGGCAATCTTTATATTAATGGTTCAGATAATCAACCAGAACCAGTTGGAGAATCTTTTATTGCTGATGTAGTATGGCAAGGAAAGATGTATAGATTGGCAGTTGAAGGTAAGATGATGAATAAAAATGAACTTGCAGAACAACTTCAGGGCGAATATCCTGGAGCAATTGTTCATAATATTTACCCCCAAACAACCAGTTCTTTAAAAATTAAAGACTCACAAAGATATCAACCAGAAAGACTAACTTGGACTGATTAATTATGGCACAATGGAATAAAAAAACACAAGACTTCTTAGATCAAGAGAGAAGTCTCTTTGAGGTTTATAATATTGCAGATCACTGGGGAAATCAGACTGATTGGAGACCTCAATTTACGAACAATAACAGATTTAAAATATCTCCGTTTCAAACAGTATTCTTCAACACCTTCCAGTATGGCAAAGAGACTGATGTATGGGATGAAAGAATAGTTGGAGTAGGAACTGCAACATTTAATGCAAATGCTAGTAATGTTGTGATGGAAGTTGGTTCTACTGCTGGAAGTAAGATTATTCGTCAAACCAAGAATGTGATGAGATACATTCCCGGTAGAGGTGCAACTCTTGCATTTGCAGTTCGTCTAGAACAACCAAAAGTAGGTATTCGCAGAAGATTTGGATTGTTTGATGAAAACAACGGTGTTTATTTTGAGGATGATGGTGGAACATATTCTTATGTAATTCGCAGTAGTGTAACTGGAATTACCACAGAAACAAGAGTATACAGAGATGATTGGAATGGTGAAAAGTTTGATGGTAATGGATACACTGGAGTAACTGCAGATCCAACAAAACAACAAATGATTTCCATCAATTATGAATGGTATGGTGCAGGTATAATTCAATTTGCTTGGTTAATGAAGAATGAAACTATTCCAAGTCATACTTTTGAGAACTCAAATACCAATCCAGGAGTTTGGTGTTCTACTCCATTCTTACCAATTAGACTTGAGGTAGAAAATATAACGGGTGTTGCAGGAACTCATTACATGTATCAGGGTTCTAATTCTTTTATTCAGGAAGGAGAACCAGAAAAACTTGGAACTCTTTTGAGTATATCAAATCCCATCACAGGGACAACGATGTCATCTGCAAATACATACTATCCAATTATAAGCATTCGTTTGAAATCCAATAATCTAACTGGTGTGATGCTTTTGAGATCATTACAGGCAGCAACTGATGATAATACGAATGTTTATTGGCAACTTCTACAAAATGCAACACTGACTGGAGGAACTTGGGTTAATCATCCAGATCCAAACTCTTTTATGCAGTATAATATTACTCAAACTGCAGTGTCTGGTGGAAGTGATCTTTTGAGTGGTTTTGTGATTAATGGTAGTGGTGCTTTA